AAAATTCTTAAATTAAGATTTCCACAGTTAAACCTATTATTCTTAGACGAATTATTAAGTTCAGTTGACCAAGATGGTATTTACAACATCTTAAAGATATTGAGCCAGGTTATAAAAGAAAGCAAGATAAATACATTTGTAATTAATCATACTCCGTTACCGCATGAGATCTTTGATAAAAAATTACACATATTTAAAGAAAACGGCTTCTCTAAGTTTGAAATAGAGGCAATTGAATAAAAATATATAAATTAATGTCAACGTACAATTCAAAATATAATGCAGACGATTCTGTAGTAAGACATATTATTATAGGCCTAATTTCAGACCTTAATAATAAAATTTACTTTTACAGACAAAAGGACAATGATACTAGAGTAGTCGTAGATGTTCCATTTTATTATTCAATTACAGGAGATGATCAATTCTTAAGAGATAATTTCTTGTTTACTACACCGGATGGTTTAGATTGTGTACCAGATAAAATGTTTGCAGATGGCAATTATGATTCTATACCAAGAGGTGTTGCTAATTTAACATCTTTAGCTATAGATTCAAGTAAATTAGTTAATAAAGGCGTTAGAGGATCTTATACTAAATTAAATAGTGAAGGCGCCATGGAAGGTTACAATGCTGAATTTACAATGATTCCAGTAACTCTTGGCTTTTCAATTGAGATTTTAGTAGGTTCACAATTAGATTCCTTAAAAATCACTGAAATGATTATTAAGAGACTTTATAAATCTAATTATTTTAATGTTGACGTTGGACACTTAAATGAAGGTACTTATAGAATAGCTTCATATTATGCCATGCCAGATGATTATGAAAACGAAAGACCATTAGAATTTACATTTGAAGATAAAGATAAATACAAAATTACATTCTCGGTTGAAGTAAATTCATTTATACCAGCCTTTGAATTTGATACAGAGATACATTCAGGTAATAGAATGTTTGAAATACTATCGACTGTAACAGATCAAAAAATTGAAAGTTTTACGCGAGGGTCTAATACAGACGACGTGAATATTATAGATAAAAATGACATATAATATTAGGATATATAATAAAAGATAAAAAAATTAACAAAAAATGAGAACAAATATTCTTGCTCCTTTAGTACAATCAGAGACTTCTGCTACATTTTATTTAAATGGTAGAATTTTTGAAATGTCAGGTGACTCAGTTTCTTTAGTAGAAACTTCAAACAATGCTAATTTAAACGCAGCAATTGCAGCTTTTGAAACTTTTGAATTTAGCGAAAACAATGTTAGATGGTATTTAGGTACTTCTAGATTTAACTATAACATTGCAGAAAACAAATTTACATGGGGTAATTCAGAAATTGTATCTGAAAGTTTCTCTAAGCATATTTTTGCAGGTGGTGCAATTAGATATGAAAACTTAAAAACAGCTGAATTGTTCGAAGCTATTCCAGCAATGTTAGAATCATTTATCGTTTTAGATATGGTTGCATGTTTTGAAGGAAATAACATTACAGTTGATTTAATCAAAGCCGATGAAAAACTTTATGTTTCTAGAAACAACAAAGGAAATCACATCTACAAATTCTTCGAAGCTAAAAATGCAAATGAAGCTTTAGAATATGTTAAAGAACAAACAGGACAAGATGCATCTGAATTCTTAATTGAATCTTTAGAAGGTGAAGCATCTACTTTAGCTAACGTACAAGCACAGATTAATGAATTTCAAGAAACTATTGCTTTCTTAAAAGATCAAAGAAACGTATTAGCCGAAGCTGATAGAAATTTACCAGAAATTAAAGAAGCTAATAACTTTCTTTTATCTGAAATTAAATCATTCGAAGCTAAGATCGCTGAATTACAAGCATAACATTTCATACAAATATTTAAAAGGGGTCGCTATTGCGTCCCCTTTTTAGTTTATAAACAAAATTGAATATTTACGTATAATAAACTAAAAACAGACATACATTGGCAACAAACACAAACATTACAGAACAAAAACCCGCAGTTGTTGAAACCACAACGCCGGTTAAGAAAACGGCCAGAAAGAAAAACTATTTAAATAATAGGGATTTATACGATCAAATCGTAATTTCAAAAGAGCAGGAAAAGCTAACTAAAGAAGCAGAAAAAATGCTTATTCTTTTGGCAGAAAAAGCAATTAACAGAATGAAATACGTTGATGAAAAAGACAGAGAAGATTGTCTATCATTCGCTATTTTGGATTTGTTAAAGTATTGGAAAGGCTTTAATCCTAAATATACTAATGCATTTGCATACTTTACAGAAATCGCTAAAAGAGGTTATGCTAAAGGTTGGAATGCAATTCACCCAGAAAAATACAAAGGTACTATCTCATTAAATAAAGCTAATTCTCACAATGGAGAAGACAGCGATATGGGTGGAATTTACACAATATAACAATGTCAATAAAAAACGTAAGACCTACAAAAAAGTCAGGATTCAATCAAGGTTACTATATACCTAATGATCCAACTAAGTATGTTGGTCCTACTCCGATCATATACAGATCTTCATGGGAAAGAAAGTTTATGATGTGGTGTGATAACAATGACAAAGTTATGATGTGGTCCAGCGAGCCGGTCCAAATAGAATACATATCTAGAGCGGATAATAAAAAGCATATATATTATCCAGACTTCTACATGAAAGTTCTTCAAGAAGATAATAATCTTAAAGAATTTCTAGTAGAAATCAAACCAAAACAACAATTGATAAAACCAGAGCCCCCAAAAAAAGCTTCTAAAAAAGCTTTAAGTTCATATCAATTTTTAGCAGAACAGTATATTAAGAATTTAGACAAATATACGTTCGCAAAAGAATATTGTAAAAACAGAAACTGGAATTTTATAGTTTTAACAGAAGACTCGATTAATGGATTACGTTAAGAAAGAAATATTGAAAATGATCAAAGAAAACAAGAGCAAAAAAGAAGCTCGAAATGTTTCTGAGAAATGGTTTTCAGATGCTCTTAAGAGTAGAAAAGATAAATCAGTTGAGCGTATTGTTAAACCATTTGAACCAGGTAAAATTTATGTATTCGATTATGTCAATCCATTAACAAAAGAAACTTTAGAATGGTGGGATATGAATCCGGTCGTTCTAGCTCTTTTGCCAATTGACAAAACAACAGAGTGCGGTATTAACCTAAATTTATTACCAGTTAAATTCAAAGAAGAATTCTTAGATAATTTCTATAAGATGTACCACTCTCAAATAGCTGCTCAAAAAACAGGTATTAAAAAAGACAATGCTAGTTTACAAAGTCCATTAAGATCTTTAAACTATGAAGTTGTTAAGAGATATTTAGACAAATATGGCTTTGGATTTGCCATAAGAAGATACAAAACGCATCTTAAAAAGAATCAAGCTGTAGTATCTTATGAGAGCTGGGCTAAAATAGCTTTATGCGATTTTATAAAGTTAAATGGTGCTAGTCCGTGGAAAATCAAGAGACTTTTCACAGAGTACTATAGAAATATGAATATATAATTAAATAAGTAAAAACTAAATACAAATATAATGGCAGGATTCGTAGACAGAAACGGACCGTTTAGTACAGGTAAAAGACCTTTTAGGTTGAGCGATACTCTTAAGAAGTTATCGTCGTTCGGTATGTATTATGACGACTTAGTATTAAGACAATCACAAGCGATCGGTCCAATGGAAGATCAATTTGGTTATGGCCAAATGAACTTAATGGGCGTAGATTCAGATGACATTTATGGTGCATTTGCTGCACTATCTATGGCAGATACTAACATGAGAAAGAACCTTCCGTTCTTTGACATGAATTATAAATCTAAAAGAGATGAATTAAGACAATTTTCTCTTTATGATGAAATCGAAGACATTTTAGATATTCTTTGTGATGAATCAATTGTATTTGATGAGAAAAATTTCATAGCAACACCAACCTTAATTGGCATGGAAGTTTCTGAAGAAGTTACTTCATACATGCATAAATCATTTAGAAATATCTACCAATATTTTGGATTTGCTGGAGATCAATCGGCTTGGTTTTACTTTAGAAAATGGTTAATTGATGGTTATTTGTCATTTGAGATTGTTTATAATCCAGAAATGACAGAAATTATTGGTTTCAAAGAAATTGATCCAACAACATTAGTTCCAGGTTACAATAAAGAAGATGGTAAAAAAGTTTGGGTTCAGTTTAAAGACGATCCAATCAAAGAGCGTAAATTATATGATGCGCAAATTATTTACATTTCATACTCTTCTATTACTACAGCTTCGCGTATTTCTTACGTAGAAAGATTAATCAGAGCATTTAACTTATTAAGAGTTATGGAACATACCAGAGTTATTTGGGCTGTTACAAATGCTTCATATAGAATGAAATTTATTATCCCAGTCGGTGGTAAATCTAAAACAAGAGCAAAACAATCGTTAGCTCAATTAATGAACAACTATAAAGAAGTAGTTGATTTTGATTGGGACTCAGGTGTTCTTAATACCAATGGTAAACCAATGCTTCAATTTAATAAAGAATACTGGTTACCTTCAAAAGATGGTGAACAACCAGAAATTGAAACTTTAGGTGGTGAAGGTCCTGAAATTAATGATGTTGAGTCTTTAAAATACTTCTCAGATAAATTAAAGCATGTTTCTAAGATCCCATATAGTAGATTTATGTACGAAGATGGCGGTGGAGAAAACAACATGGCAGCTGACGGTATGATCAGAGATGAGATTAAGTTTGCTAAATTCGTTAACCGTTTAAGATCTTCATTCCAAGAAATTTTAGTTAAGCCTTTATGGTTGCAAATGTGTATTAAATTCCCTGAATTCAAAGAGGATCCAATGTTTAGAACACAAATCGCATTAAGATATAACGAAGAAAACATGTTTGCTGAAATGAAAAACATGGAAATCATGGAAAAACGTTTAGATTTTATTTCTAATATGCGTAATAACTTGATGACAACTAATCCAATGACGATGGAAGAAGAACATTACTTCGATTTAGATTTCTTAGTAGATAAATACTTGAAGTTAAACAATGATGATAAAACAGCCAACGAAGCTGCTAAATCAAGAGCAGCTGCTGCTAAAGCTGCAGAGCCAGAAGATCCAAACGCAATGGCTATGATGGGCGGAAT